CCTTCCAAAGCGGGTAGCTTGCATAGTTGCGGTTAAGGAAGGTGATGACTTCGCACTTCAGGGCGTCAGCGGTCAGTCGGGCTTCAGTTTCAAGCCGCTGCATGACCTTGTCGGTGATGGGTGTTGAAAAGTCACTTTCCTTGACGACTATCCCGGCTGCGGTGTAATTGAATGCCGTCCGGTTTGTGAGCCGGGCAAAGGCATAGTAAATGATGCAAGCCTTCAAGCCCTGAAAGTAATAATTCTTTGATAAATATGTGTAAGTGCCACCATTCAAAAGCGTCTGATTTGCGGCGCTGATGGTAGTTGGTAGCGTTGAAGCTTGCCCGACTATCTCCAAAAGCAGCCCGTCACCCAGCCAGTATTTGACGTCAAGCAGCTGCGCCTCACTGACGAACTGCGCCCACGTTGTATGATTCTTGATTGAATCTGCAATGTACTTGTAAGCGTCAAGATCAGCTTTTGTAACAAGATTTATCATGGCGCAGGCGTTGTAGGTGGTAAAATGTAAGTAAGCGGCTTAATGCTATAATCCGTAAATTCAATTACATAGTATGCAAGCAAGTCCTTGAAGGCAATTTCAATCATCTGCCTTTCATTTGCCGTAACACTGTTCATAAAGTTGTAAGCATTGTTCATGAGGTCAGCCCCAAAGCCGCTCCCTACGTCAACGCCCCGCAGGATAGGCGGGATGATGAACATTTTGCCTATGTTTTCCTGCACGGTCTTTTCGGTTACTTCGTACTGGCGGTCAAAGTTCTTGCCGTTAAATTCAATGAACTCCGGCTTCTCCTCGTCAGCGTCCACGTCAACAACCCAAATCTTCGCAGCGTTCTCGTCGCCCTGCATTTGCTTTATCATTGTGGCGCTTTCCTGCTGTTCGATATACATCGGGTCGCTGGTATCAATTGCCCCACTGTCAAGCGTCTTGGGTTTTATTCCCTTGCGTACCAGTATGCCGGCTGGCAGGAAGTTATACTTTGCGTTGCGGTGCTTGACGGTTGAAACACTTTCTTCCGTGAGCATATCAGTAATGACGGGATCAAATGGGCTGATAGGATATTCAAAGTCGCCATCAGCCGTGAAGTACATTACTTGCCCGACATAAGCTTCAGGCGAACCGGCTGCTATGATTTGCGCTTCAACGGCTTTAGGATCAAACTTATCGATGTACGTTACATCATCAACATTAAAGCGCTTGCCAGTAATGTTAGTCCAATCGGGATGCACGGCTATACGCCCGGTGTATTCCTTTTCGGCGTTAATTTCAATTCGGCAGTGTTCAAAAGGGATGTTCAGGTATTCGTAAGGCAGCCCCAGCCCGTTATACTTGACAAGGAACGCAAAGCCATTAAAGTTCTTCAAGTCCTTTGCAGCCTTGCGTAGTAAGCTATTGGCACGTTCACCCCGGCTATTAAGCACAGCTTCGCCCAGCACGACGTCCGTAAAGCCTTCACCTTCGACGAACTTCACGTAAATATCCATACAGGTACGCCCCGTGCCGGAACTGTTTATGATTTCAAGAACTTTTTGAGGGTAGTCATTGTTTGTGCCGTACCCCTTGATGCGTTTTGAAGTGAGATAAATGTTCCGCTCTACCCGTGGTGACGTCTTTGTAGCGGAAATTCGCATTATGTTGTCGTTTTAGCAGGTTTATGACTGCGTGGTTTGGCTGCGGTTTTCGGCTTGACGGCTGGCTGCGCAGGTGGTATTATCTCAACTTCAGCGGCGGCAGGATTTTCAAGTTTGATTACCTTTGCAGGTTCAACTATGTTTATCCCGGCTGGTATGCCCGGCGTTGCTGGGCGTGGCATCTTTGTAAAGTAAACTACCCTTTCAGGATGCTGCCGTAGAAATTCCTGTGCAAGTTCATCCGTTATCTGCTTGTTTGTAAATGCCTTTATGCCGTTAAAAGGCTTGGCTAAAAGTGCAACGTAGCCTCTGCGTAACTCGTATTGACTGAATGCCATATTTGTATATTTAATTATTTTAAACAAAGCCTCAATGTAACAGGTTGCACATGAAATCTTCATGCTTTGCCCGGTGATTGCACGCAATGCCTCCCGAATTTGTTTCTTTCGTTGTGGTGTACGTGCCGCCGGGCTATTAATGTATGCCCGGCTGAATGCAATTACTTCATCAATGAGGCTCATTGTAAAAAAGCGGGGAAATTAATCCCCGCTTGTTAATCTTCACAACAAGGCGCAAGCAATGAAGCAACGGCAGCCCGTGTAGCAGCAATCGTACCGCCCACAAAGAATGAAAGCGGCATATAAGATTCCTTCAGCAAGTCGCTACAACCAGCTGTCAGCAGCCAGCCACCAAGCATCTCGTCTGATTTAACGTCCCTTTCGGCAGCGTTAAGTTCCAAACCGAAATCCCAGCCCAGCACTTCAAAGACCGTTCTGCCAGCACCCAGCACGGCATCGGGCTTATTGTAATTGTTCTCAATAATTACCACGAACCGGCTGTCCTTTGCATTCTCAATCCATTGCTTTACTTCGGGCGTGTTATCAAAGATGCGGAAAATGAAGTTATGATCCCATACCTTTTGATAGGTTTTCTTCACCATTGCAACCGTGTGTTCGTTGCTGTAATTGTACCCTTCCACGCAAAAGGCGTAGCAAGTTGGCGAAGCGGCTTTCAATACAAGCTGCGTAAGTAAAAGTGGATTATCAGCGTCAAACGTGGAAAGGTCTTTATCAACACAATCCCAGTTGATAAAATATGCCACGTCCTTTATCCCCGGAACAAGGTTCTCACAGTTCTTGAGGATACAATCAACTATCTGATTACAACCTATTGTCATATCAGCCTCCTATCTTCCGACCATTAGCAACGCATCCTGAATTATCTTTGCATCAAAAGCATCGACAGCCTCAATGCGGTTGTACCGGCTGCGTGGATCGTAAAATGAATTGATGTTTTCAAACACACTGGTACAAGCCATACCGATATTCAGGTTTGACTTGGTAGTATAAACTGCACGGTGCGGGTCGTTGAGGGTAGTACCATTGTTTTCGTAGGCACGTATCCACTGATCCCAAAGGCAGACCGAGTAGATTGGTATGCCGTCCCACATTGCGATCTCAATGCCATTGGTCATCAGCTTGTAATCCTGAAACGCCGTGCCGAGTGCCTGAAGCTGCCTGCGCAGCCTGTCCATTACGGACTTCGTGACGAGCAATATGCGGTCGGGCTGTTCTGCCAGTTCGCACGGTGCGCTATCAATAAGGTTATTAATAGCATTATACATCAGCAGCGGTGTAGCGACCGAGAACTGTAACGCTGTCGTTGCTTGATTGTTCCCCGGCAGCGCGATCAGCTGGTTCGGATTGGCTGCGTAAATTGTGGCGAACTGTACCCAGAACCCGTCGATAACATTGAAGAAGTCAGGGTCAATGCCGGGCGTAAGATTACCAACCGGGAAGTTAGCTGCATTCACGTCACCGAACCAAGCATGACGTAACACCATCTTCTTGAGGTCTTTTATAAGTATGTCCTGCAAGAAGGTGAAAATTTCGGTTCTTGTCAGGTCGAAAACATCGACACCGCAGTTCACTGCTAACTTTAAAAACGTGTCGTTAAGTTCGTCGACGCACATATCAATTATAAGTTCAAGATATTTCGGTGACCATGTTTTCTCTGTGGCTGGCAGTTCGTAACACTGTGCGGTCGGGTTACAGGACTGTGCAGCTTTACCGATCAGACCGAATGAACCGGGAATCGTACCAATACGTTTGTCGTTTTTAATCCCGGTGACAAGCGTATGAAACTTCGTGAGTTCGGGAGCAAGAAGAACGGCTTCTACAACCAGTTCATTCAACGACCTGATTTCATCAGCGGAGAAATGCAGGTTATCAAGGTTTATCGTATGACCACATACGGGAGATGCTTGTGACATAATTATTCGTTATTTTGGTTTAACTTTGTTTTCAGTTCTTTTACCCGTCCCATATCAATAGCGCCATTGGCTTCGGCTGAACTTCCCTTATCCCTTGCGGCGGGCTTCCAGCTGTTCTTCAGGTTTGAGAGTTCAACAATCAGCGCCTTTGCTTCTGTTTCCTGCTGACGAAAGGATGCTTCTGCAGCCACAGCTTGTTCGTGATCTTTCTTTGCGTTTTCAAGTTCAGCGGTCAGTTCAGCTATTTGCTTCTTGGCTGCATCCAATTCACTTTCAACTTCTGCCTCCTTAATTTCAGTGACAACGCCACCGGCAATGACAATCACTTTGCCGTCGGTCATTGTGTATGTGCCGTCCGGTGCAGCTGCGTCACCAACGGCAGGTTCGCCAGTTTCCTTTTCAAGTTTAAATTCTTTGCCAGCGGCGTCGGTCAGCGTTTGGGCTGCCGGGTTAATCCTTGAAAAGTTCTTCATCTTCAGCACAGCGCCGTCAAGCGTCGCACCGAGTTTCTCAAAAAAAGCCTTTTCGTCCATTATAAAATTATTTTTAGGTTTGATATAAGCGTAAGCCTTTACAGGTTCAATGATTTTTGTGGCGAAGCCCAGCGTGAGCATATCCTCGGCTGAAAGCTTTGTTTCTTCCTTCATGTATCCGGCAAGCACATCAACTGCCGTACCAGTACGTTCAGCATAAAACGTTAGGATTTTTTCTTCTTCCTGCCGCAAACTTTCGGCAATTTTTTCAAGGTCGCCGCTTTCGTACTGGTCTGCCAGCGTGTAAGGTGGGATGAATGGGTTATGTATCAGCGCATCGGCATTCTTCATCACGAGCCTTTCAGCCCCGGCAAGAAATATTATTGTAGCAATGGAATAAACTTTACCTTCGCCGATGGTTGTAATTTTCTTGCCCGAATTTACTAACAGGTCGTGGATCGCCCAGCCTTCTTGTACGTCGCCGCCCCGGCTGTTAATGCGTACTTCAATTGCAGTCGCTGAAGCGTTGGCGTCAAGAAATTCTGAAACGGATTTTGCAGAGATCATTTCGGCAGCTTCACCAAAGATGCTGTCAGGCATTTGTTCGCCAATGTCGCCATAGATTTTAAGTGACACTGATTCCATTAACACTCAAATAACTGGTAGTAAATCAGATTGTCAAGCTGGTGAGCGCCGTTTGCATCTTCATTATACATGGAATATTCATCGTGGTAAAGAAATTGTTCCATTTGTATTGTGCTCATCGTATTATAAGCAAAACAACAAGTTTCGTCCATGATGTTTTAGGTTTAAGTTTCAAAGGTATGCCAAGCTTTGAAATAATTGCTGTCTATAATTGTGCAGTAAGTATCCCGTTACCATGAACCACAATCTGACAGCCCCGTTCCTTGAGGGCTTTATTTAGGTTTTTAAAGTGCAGCGTAATCGCAGCGCAGAGAACCTTATCCAAATGCGGATGATTTGTTAGGTCAACACCGAACAAATGTATCTCGGTAGCACCAAAGCCCTTCCAAGCTATCTGTGTCGCCACAAACGGACTGCAATAGCTTTTGTAGTAACCCGGCTGGTCAAGATTAACGGCGTGATCGGGGTAACCGGCAATAAGGTCAATCTTACGGAAGTCTGCCCGGTGATCCCATGCCACAATCTGACTAAAGAAGGCTTCAGGTGTGCTTTCGTTTATTATCCGCAGGCGTTCCGGGTTAAACACCTTTGGATAATCCAAGCAGACAATAGCATTAGTTTTGACGTACTTCCAAATGTCGTTCACGCCAATAGTGTAATCATAAACCGGCAGGTATTCATTTACCGAACCGCCTGTACCCAGCACTGCTACCGTTCCCATACGCCTTCAATTTCAGTTTTGCCTTTCGCCGCCCTGTTACGTCGTGTGCCGGCAGTGTTATGTATTACGTAAACCGGCTTGATTGCATCCCATACCCAGCCCTTCCCCGAAGTATGACCAAGATCGGGAAAGCGCTTGATGATTTTATCCGTTAAGCCGTGCTGATATATGTCAAGCGCTGCCTTGAAGCAAGGTGCGCCATGATGTACGTACTTATGGAACTTGTAATATTCGCTGATTTGCAGCAAGTGAAAGAACGGATGCAGCATATACATAAAGCCCTGCGTTTTGTGGTGCGGCTGCGCCCCGTATTCATAACCATCAAAGCCCGTCTTTTCAAGGTAGCCCACGCCGTAAGTATCTTCGTCCATCATGGCGAGCATCAGTTCCACGGGGCTTTTGATCATTTCAATATCACTGTCAAAGATCAGCGCAAAGCGAGTCTTACACATTCCAATAGCGGCATCCATTCCCCTGCCATGACCAATATTGTAGCCGGCTTGCCCTACGGTTGTAACGTCGCTTGCAAGTGTGCGCACGTAATTATAGCACGGATCGCCGGGTGTGCTGCCGTCAATAATTATGATTGGCATTGTTGGATGAAACTTGCGTACACTATCGTAAGCGGTGCGCATTAAGACCTCGGTGTTGTGACACACCGTGATTCCCGTAATATCCTTCATAGAGTTTTGCATCATCTTGTATTTCGTGAGTTAAGTAAAGCATTTGTGGATCGGGGCGCATATTGAGTAACTTGCCGTGCCCTGCGCCAATACCAGCACGCCCCGGCATACCCTTCATTCCGATTGCTAAATTTCCTTCATTGAACAAGCCTACTTCGCCCCGGTGAACATAAAGCAGGGAATGCAGCTTCTCAAAGAATTTAAAATCAATAAACCGCTGGTTGTAATTACTGGCAAAAAGTTCAATCATTTCAGGGCGAAAAGCCAGCTGGAATAAACTCACGTGCGAAGTGTTACGGTTAACAAAGTAGTTACGGTAAAAAACATTGTAGTAAACCGTGTTCATTTCGCCCAGCACCTTAAAGTTAGCAAGGCGAGCCATCATGCGTTCAAGATAAACGGCACGGTAATAATCATCGTCCTCAATGATGAAAATTGCCTCAATGTCCGCACGCTGGTAATTAGCCAGCAAGGTGTTTATCCCGGCTTCGATATTGCGTGCCTGCGTGTTCTGCCCGTACTGCCAAACTGGTACGGGATGAATCTTGATTATAGTCCAGCCGGGCTTAAAGTCAGCCTGAACCATTTCGGTTGAACGTGGCTGCGCATCATCAATAATCAGCCATACTACATCACCTGCATAGGTCTGCCGGCGCATAAATATTTGACAAAGTTCAAACTGTGCCGGGCGTGCGCCGGTAGGTGTAATGAGTGCTATCATCGGGCTGTCATTATTTGGTACTCCCAGCTGCGCAAAGTTTCAATACTTTGCTCATAAGTATAAAAAGGCGCACCGCTTTCAAGGTAAACGCCGTCATCAAAGCCGTATTCCTTTGCCTTTTCGTGTATTGCGGTGCGGGGCAAAATCCATGCAAGGTTAGTCCCCATTTCGGTAATTGCGCTATCTTTTATCCTTGCCCGTGTGATTGCTACGTCCTGTGCCGTATCGCCCGGCAAGCCGACTATAAATAGGGAAATTGTAGGTATGCCAGCCCTTGCAGCATTTGCAATGCCGGCAAGCATACGTTCAACTGTTGTATTTTTATTGCAGCGGTCAAGTGCCGCCTGCGAAAGTGTTTCCACGCCAAGCCAAAGCTTACGGCAGCCAGCCCGGTAAAGTTCAGCACAAAGGTCAGCGTCAAGCGCTTCGGCACGTGACGTACATTGCCAGTAATACTTACCGTCCAAAGCCCGGCAGATTTCATAGGTGCGCTGCTTGTTCAATGTGAAGTTGTCATCCTCAAAAATCCAAGTCGTGTAACCTTCTGCCTTACGGCGTTCAATTTCAAGTATGACATTATCGGCGCTGCGCATTTTGTACTTATGCCCCCAAAAGTGTGACGAAGCACAAAAGTTACACTTGAAGGCGCAGCCCCGGCTCGTGATGATTGATATACCGGCACAGCCACCGAAGTTAATACCGGTGTAGTCAGGCATAGGGATTTCGTCAATGCCAAAGAAATACCTATGTTCATGTGCTGCCGCCTGTACGATTGGTTCGTTATTGCCCTGCACTATTGCAATAATGGCGTTCTCGCCTTCACCTACTACCACTTGATCGTACCCGGCTGCCAGCATTTGTTCAGGCATAGCCGACGGATGATGACCACCGCAGATTAATTTACATTTGAATTTATTTCGGAGAATATTTGCACTTCTAACAGAAAATGAATGAAATGTTACACCCACAAGATCAAACTGCTCGGTCGTGGCTAACGCCTGTTCAAGATTGTATGCCCTGACGTCAACCTTCCAATGACGTAAAGCAGCTTGCAGATAACCGATTGCAGGCGGCGGTAGGTAATCATCAGTCCACGGGTTGACGAGCAGCACCTTCATTCTTCGTACTTATTACTCAAACGCATACCAAGCGCCGCCGGGTGCTTACCTATGAACTCATCAATGTAATTGTCAACCACCTGCCGCAAAGGCTGGAAGCCACGGTCAAGCCCTGACGCAATGCTCACCATCAGCCCTGTCCAGTTGGCAGGCGTTTTGAGAAAATACACGTTAAACCCTTCGGAATTAATCATGTCGTAATGGTTAATGCGTGCGCCCGGTTCAGGCTCGCAGTCATGGAACAATATGGCGTCAAACTTTGTGCGCAGCGTATTAATTGCAATCATGCGGCACGTTTCGTAATTGTCAACAAAGAGCAGGTTAGGCTTAACGTCGGGCAGCTGCAATGAATTATAGTAATCAGCCAGCGAAGTCACCTGCCGGTCAAGGTCGTGCCAAATGAAAGTCTGATTAGTGTGGTAAAGCTTTGTAAGGTGATCGATCCAAGCCCTGTCATTTTCAACGCCTATGTAATTCAGCCCGGCGAAAAGCGGCGTGGAATTTTCACCTATGCCAAGTTCAAGGATAAAAGCCGGTTTGTAAAGTTCAAGCACAGCTTTAATTAATGGTTGATGCGACGCCCATTCCCAAGTCTTTTCGTTTGTCATGGTTGTAAATGATTTATCTAAAACTATACAATTCGTTTCAATATCGGCAAGGTCTTTCAGCGTGCGCAAGCCGTATTTATGCCGCCAAAGATCGTACTTTTTATGCCATTCATCAAGGCTTTTCGTCACGTAATGGTGAATGACTGCTTTGGTTCTGCTTGAGTCAGTCCACGCATCGGGGTAAGGCACGAAATCTTCATTCACAAGTGGTCGGGATGAAATACAAAAATGCGGGTGATGAACCTGCAAGCAGAACTCCCGGCGAATAATGGTCTTTAGCTGGAAGCTGCCACCGTTCAGCACCCAGCCACAACGGTCGGGCATACGCCAAACGTAATTATCCCTCACTGCGCCGGCTGGTTTACGCACGTGACCTGACGTGCCAAAGATTCGCCAGTTAAGCCCCAGCCCGCCAAAGTCTTTGTAAGGTACAAGCAGCTCATTTATGCCACCGGGCTGCTTCAGCACTATAAATTCATCAACATCAATGCGGGCAATCCAATCGGCTTGAAAGTTACGCACCGTATCGTTATGGCAGTTGTCAGCGGCTGAACCTTCAAATTGCCTTCGTTCAAGCTTTACTGTTACCGCTTTGCCCCAGCGGTTCTTAACCGGGCAGGCGCTTTCATTGTCATAAATTACAATATGCTCAAAGCCTATTGACAAGTGGTGATTTACCCACTCGTCAAGATATTCGTTTTCGTCTTTTACCTGCGTGCTTATTATCGCCTTATATTTCATACAGGTTGCGTGTAAATTGGTGTACCGCTATCGGGTTGCGTGACTTGCGTATGGCTTGAAAGCGCTGCTTATTCAGATTGAAAAGTGCCTGCCAGTTAGCGGGAACATACGTTCGTTCATGGTATTGGTGTACGACGAAAGGGTGATCAGTAATTTCAACCTGCAGACCAAGCATCGAAACACGTGCAAGCAGTTCGTCATCCTCAAAGCATTAACCATCTGCAAGGCGTTCATCAAAGCCGTTAAGTCGGCGCAGGTTAGAGGCTTGCGTTGCGGCGCACCAATGATAACCCATAGGACGAATAAACCTGTGATTCAGCCAAGCGTTATCCTCATTATTGACAGCATGAAAATTATTGTGGTTTACTATATCGTAAATGTTATGCTGGCTTGCTGTGGCTTCCTTTGAAAGGTTAAAGCAGGCAAAAGAAATATAGTCATTTGGCTTAACGGTTGCTGCCCGGCTGATGACGTCGCCGACGTGGTAAGTTTCGGCGTTCTGCAAAATGATAATCTTTGCCCCAGCCTTCAGGGCTGCGATCATACCAATATTGTAAGCTGGGCTGCCGTCAATCCAGCGCTTGTCTGTCGTCTTGATCACCTGCACAGGGAAGCCAGTCTGCATTACCACGGGCGGCGCTGGGCTGCAATCATCAACAATTATTACTGAAAAATCTTTATGTGTTGTGTTGTTAAAGCTTGCAAGCGTTCGGTCAAGCTGGGCTTGCCGGTCAAAATAAGTCATTACGATTACAACCTTCATACGCTGGCTTCCATCTTTTTTATTATCTTATATACCCAGCGCTGCTCCACTTGGAAGTCATTGCAAACGCCAATAATAGCGTCACAAGTGC